ACAGCAAATCCTGGTCTAAAAAGAACACGATAAAACTTTTTTGATTCTGTAAAATCATCAAAGTATGGTGAGAGGTTAAAGTCTGTTGGACTTGGCATAATTCTCCCTAAAACTCAATTACTAATTTTATATTTTCGGTCTGGTCCGCTGCTCTTGTTATTGGTGCTCGATTTTCAATGTATAAAACATCGCCTTTGTGTCTATCTAATTCAGAATCTTTATAACCATTTGTAAATGTAATTTGATCAGCAGTTTCACTTGCAACAGCACTTGGTGTGCCAGTTGCACCTGAAGTTTGGCCTGTGATTACATTTGTTCCGCTAAATGCTGTACGATTACCATTACTATCAACACCTTCATCATTAAATCTTGTTTGTATATAATGTAATATTCTATTTGTTGAATCATATTCTACAACTTTACCTACGGCACCTGTTGTTGCTTGATTTATTTCTTCATCTACAACAAATGTACCTGGTGCTGGTGAAGAAGCAAAACGAATTGCTTTTGTTGCACGTAAAGTTGTTGCAGTAGTAGCAGCACCACCTGAAAAAGGATTTCTTATTAATACAATTCTTCTAAAATCATTTGCAACTGTAAAGTCACCTGTGCTTGCAGTTTCCGTTCCTTCTAAACTAATATTTAACATTACAAAAAATGCACCTAATTCTTTTACTGCGTCAAAACCATGGCCGCCTTTTGGTGGTATAATTACATCTATTTCTGCACCTGTTAAACCTGTTGCACCAGCTGATACGATTTGTGCATTGCTAATTGTTGCAAAAGTATAACCTGTGCCTGCAGCTGTTATTGATACAGCAGAAACAACACCACCTGAAACTGTAACTGTAACGGTGCCACCTGTGCCATCGCCACGTATTGGAATGCCTGCGTATGTACCGTTTGTGCCACCTGAGCCAGCAGATTTAATTTTTATTATATTAATTGCACCGTCAACAGCAGCAGATGAAACTGTTGCGTCTGTTGAAACGGCCATAAAATCTGTCGATAAAAAATTTGCTTGTTGAGCCGCTGTTAAAGTGTACATATATTTCCACTTATAATTATCGCCTGTTGTTAATACTGTTGTTGATGTGCCTGTTGGTTCAATAGTTGAAAGTCCATTATTATTATTATCAATAACTTTATAAACGTTTCTTGCAGATGTCATTACATAAAATGTTGCGTCAAATAATGTTGTAGCACCTGAATTTGATGTTTGTGTTGTTGTTGTACCGGTAATACGATTACCATAATCATGTCTGTAATAATCGTAAACTGTGTTAGTTGTCCAATTTCTTCGTGGTACTACAAATGCGGTATCTGAAGTTGTAATTCTTTTTACCGCTAATAAATCATCATAGGTATATAATTCATCTATTACACTGTCAGCAGGTGTAATTGCAGTTGCATCTGTGCCTTGATTTTCTGTACGTGAATCTGCTCTTACTTGTGTTGCAAAGGCCTGTGGTCGGCCAATACCTAGATAATAAACTTCAGGTGAGGCTTCAGAAAAAGACTCGCTAAACTGTTCAGCGTTGTTAATTCTAAATTTACTTGTTATAATTGCTGGCATATTTTAAAATTCTTTCTTACTATTTATACGAGTTTTCTCATTTTATAGATATCTTACTTGTATTACCGCAGAAGCCGCCGGCGCTGCTGTAAAAGTTAATGTTGTTGTTGAAATTGTATAGTTTGTTGTTGGTACTTGTATAGCACCGTTTACAATAACTAAAACATCATTTACATTTCTACCCTTATTTATTGTAAAATTCGTTGTAGCACCATCACCTACAAATCCATCTGAAATTGAACCTAATACAATTTTGCCTGCCATACCTGAATGATATTGACAAGCATAGTAAATTGATGATGAAGCATTTGATGGTACTTCAATATATAAAGTACCTGTTACTTGTAATAGTGCTGAAGCACCTGTTGTAACTGTACCGTTTGTGGCTACGTGTGTTAAACCTGTTGTATATGAATTACCTGGCGAATAAGCACCTGAAACTGTTTGTAAATGAAATGGATGGCCTGATACGGCTAAATTTAAAGCATAAGTTTGACCTGCTCTTAAATATAATGTAGGATTACTTCCTGAATAATGTGAGTTAAATTCATATGCACCTGAACCAGAATTTATTACATCAATTGAAGCTGATGTTTGTAATACTTTATCCACAAAATCTTCAGATTTAATATTTGTAATAGTATTACCTGAAGAATTAATGGTTGCAAAATTAAGTGTTAAGTTAGAAAGCGAAGCAAATGTGCCACCTAAAGTTAATGCTGTCGAACCTAAAGTTAAGCCTGAATTTGACAAAGCAGCATTCGGAATATTTGTAAAAGTATTGCTAACACCACTTAAAGTTTTATTTGTTAATGTATCTGTTGTTGTTCTACCAATTAATGTGTCGGTAGATGAAGGCAAAGTTAAAAGACCTGTATTGCTAATTGAAGAAATAATAGGAGCAGTTAATGTTTTATTTGTTAACGTTTGCGTGCCTGTTAATGTAGCAACTGTTGAGTCTATTGCAATAGTACCTGTTGTAGTAATTGTGCCACCTGAAAGTCCTGTGCCAGCAATAACTGAAGTAACAGTGCCAGCAGATAATGTAATTGGATCATAACGGCCTAACGCACTATTAAAAGATAAAATTTGACCATTTGTTGGATTTGTAGGACCAACATCTGATAAATCTTTTATACTAGAGTTTTCTGAAATTATTTCATTCCAACCTCCTGAATCGGCAAAATAAGCTCTTGCTGTACCATTTGTTGTTGCAAACATACCGCCATACGTAGTAGCATTTGGCAGACCACCGAAATTTGCAAAATTATGTCTTAATTTATTTCCGCCACTTGTTAAATCAATCGTGTTTGTTGAACCTGTTAATGAAAGGCCAGCAACAGAAGATGTTGTAGCACCTAATGATGTTGAAGTTGAACCTAAAGTAATTGTAGAATTTGCTAATTGTGCATTTGTAACACCGCCTGATTTAATTGTAACATCACCACTTGTAACTGTAAAACTTGCTGTGTTAAATTTTGCAACACCTTTATTTGATGATGTGGCGTCTTCACCAGAAATTGAAATTGTATTACCTGAAATTGTAGTATCAATTGCTTCACCACCTAAAACTGTTAAAACTGATCCTAAATCAACAGTTGATACAGTTGACGTATCGTCAGCAAATTTTACATTTGAATTTGTAATTGATGAATTATCAATATTTGTAATTGTATTTGTTGAACCTGATATTGATTTATTTGTTAAAGTATCAGTTGTTGTTCTACCAATTAATGTATCTGTTGAGGTAGGTAAAGTTAAAGTACCTGTATTTAAAATTGTACTTATATTAGGTGTTGTTAAAGTTTTGTTTAAGATTGTTTGTGCAGCCGTTTCTGTTACAAAATTATCATCACTTAACGCTGTATTAAATTGTGTGGTTGTACCTGTAAGTGTATTTGCATTTAAATTAAATGTTTTATTTGTAAGTGATTGTGCGCCGGTAAGTGTTGCTACTGTACTATCAATATTTAAAGTAAGTGTACTGCCTGTAATTATAGAAGATAATCCTGTACCGCCTAAAATTTTTAAAGTATTACCTAAACCTATTGAACTAACAGTTGAAGTATCATCCGCAAATTTAATTATAGGAGATGAAAAAGACAAGTTTGTGCCATCACCTAATGCTGTATATAATTCAGTAAAGTTATTGTTTATAATTAAACCACCATCTCGGAGATTCGAACCTGTTCCGTCGTTTGGTATAAATCCAATATTGACTGTTTGCTTTGCCATTTATCTATTCTTTTTGTATATTTATAATCATTTATGGTGTCGTATCATCAAAAGTTATTAATGTGCTTCCATCATCTTCAACTAATTGATCAAAAGTTACAAATGAATTGTCAAAGCTGTTTTGAGGAGTTGCAAGTGTAACTTCTGCAGGAATTGAAAGTTTTGTTTTTATTCCACGGCCTAAATCAGTTGAACAGAATAATAACGTATTATCTAAACCATCTAAAGATGATCTTGTGCCAAATGTTACATTATTACTTAATTCACCTAATGTATAATTTGTACCTGGTTGTCTTTGAAAAGCTCTAAATGCTTCTCTATTAATTGTAGAATATCTAGGCCCGCCATAAGCAAAACCTTGGGCTATTGTAGTAAAATTAAATATACCTCTTACACGTGAAGTATAATCTATTTTTATAGGTACTCTTATTAATGTGACATCTCTTGT